AACAACCGGGTCTACCTGACCAACGGCGCGCTCGACACCAACCAGGACACGTCGTGGACGCGCTCCACCGCAGACCCGGGCACCGGCGAGCAGGCGACCGCACCGACATGGGCCACGTCGGCGGTGATCGACAACAGCCAGGCGTCGGTCGTGAAGTCCGGTTACCTCTTCCCCACCGCGACAGCCGGGAACATGGCGTTGATCGCCGACAACGGGACCGCGGCCTCGACCTGGACGGGCCTCAGCTTCTACACGTACAACGGGACGTCCTGGAGCGGCACCGGCGGCAACACGTCGGTCACCGGCGCCGTGACGGCGGTCGACAAGAACGCCTGGGGCTGCGTGGCGCGGACCACGAGCGACGTACACGTGGTCTACCGCTCGAGCACCGGGTCCTGGGTCCACCGCCGCTGGAACGGCACCAGCTGGGGCGCGGGCCAGAGCATCCCGGCGTTCTCGACCGCCTCGGGCACGGGCACGGCGCTCGCGACGGACGGGACCAACGTCTGGCTGTTCGCGATCGGCTCCGACGCGGCCAACTCGGTCCAGTACATCAAGTGGTCGTCGGCGGGCGCGTCGTGGGACGGAGCCTGGACGACGCTGGAGTCCTCGACGCAGACCAGGACGTTCATCTCCTGCGCTCGCGACGTGGGCAACAACCAGATCGTGGTCCTGTGGCACCAGAGCACCAGCCTGGTTTCGGGGGTCGTCAGCCTGACGGCCGCCGCGCCGCCGCCGGTTCCGCTGCTCTACGCCCGGCAGGCCATCAGCCGGGCCTCGCTCTGGTAGGAGGCGCATGGCTCGAAAGTTCACCGTCACCTCGGGCCTGACCTCGCTGGCCGCATCGACGACCAAGGTGGCCTGTCAGCTAGCCACGGGCTCCACGATCACGTGCACGGTGATCGGCTTCGACGTGACATTCGACTCCACAGCCACCGGTTCCGGTGCCGTCCCCGTCCGCGTGGAACTGGTGCGCGCCACCGGCGCCAGCTCGGGCGGCTCGACCTACACGCCGAAGCCCTGGCTGACGGGGGACACCGCCAGCATCACCACGGCGAGGATCAACGACACGTCCGACGGCGCCGGGGTGGCGATCCTCAAGTCCTGGCTGGTCTCCCCCACGGCTGGTCTCGTCTACCAGTTCCCGCTGGGTCGCGAGGTGAGCATGTCGGCCTCCGACTTCTTCGAGCTCCGCCTGATCTCGCAGTCGGGCATGACCACGTGCAACTACGAGGCCAATCTCGACTTCGAGGAATAGCCCGTGACCGCCACCATCGTCAGCTCCTCGACGCTGGGGGCCATCAAGGGCGCGACGGGGGGCATCGCTCAGGGCCACCTCGTCTACGCCGCGAACACCGGCCGATGGTGGTTCTTCACCTACGTCGGCAAGGTCGACAGCGGCACGGCCACGAGCGGGTCCAAGTCGCAGCTCGCCGACACCGGCAAGACCTGGACCGCCGGCCAGTACCTCGGCTACGCCTGCATCATCACGGGCGGCACGGGCTCCGGCCAGGCGTTCACGATCGGCAACAACACGTCGACTGTGCTCCCGGTCATCGACAACGGCGCCACCGGGAGCTGGCTCGGGACCGCACTGGCCGCCGGCTCGACCTACGAGATCATCGAGGCGACCAGGGTCCGGGCCTACGTCAGCAGCAGCGCCGACCTGACCACGGCGACCTGGTCGGAGGCGACCGGCTCCCCCTCGCCGTCGATCGCTGACGGGACCTCGCTGGGCCTCGGCATCAACCTGGCCGGGGGCAAGAACAACCCCGGCGGGTACGGCGAGTTTCCGGTGGACGGCCGCCTGCTCGCGGTCGGCTACGGCAGCATCAGCTCCGTCGACGTGGTGCACCTGCTGACCCAGCAGGACAGCCACTACATCCACACGACCGAGCGCGCCCGACTCACGGCCGCGACCACGATCACCTGGGACGCCAACGTCCACTCCGGAGGCGGCGGGAGCGGCTGGAACGACACCGCCCCGGGCGTCGAGGACGCTCCCGACTTCCCCCAGGCCCTCAGCATCGGCCTCAGCTCGACCAACCGCTGGTGGTGGGTCAACGAGGAGAACTTCCAGCCGGTCAGCGGCTACGCCAGCGGCGTGGTCGACAACGGCACCGCCAACCAGGACCCGAGCTGGGCCGGGAACAACGGCGGCGTCAAGCCGACGAGCTTCGACAACGCCGTCACCGGCGCGCCCTGGCAGAGCGCGGTCGTGCCCCTGGCGTCGGGCTTCATGCTCGCCGTCTACTGCTTCGGCGACGAGAACGGGACCACGCCGAGCGGGGGGAATACGTACAACGCCGGCCTGCGCTTCGCGGAGTCCGCGTCGGCGACGCAGTGGCCGACCTCGACCACTGCCGGGGCCGCGGTCCCCAACCTCTCCAGCGCCCACAACCACCCCAACGACTGGGGTATCTGCCGCGTCTCGGACACCGACGTCCACGTCGTCAGGCGCAACTCCGGGACCGTCCTCGAACACGTGCGCTACTCGGGTCACGGTGGCTCCTGGGGCGCGAAGGTCACGCTGCCGAGCACCGGCCTGACCGGGCAGCAGGCGGGCAGTGGCGTCCCCCTCGTATCCGACGGGACATCGGTCTGGGCCTTCGTCCTGGACACCGACGCCAGCCACTCGATCCGGTACCTCAAGTGGACGTCCGGCGGCGGCTGGGCGAGCTCGTGGTCCACGCTCAGCACGAGCACCGAGGCCAAGGACTTCCTGACCGCCACCTACGGCAACTCCATGATCGGGGTGGCCTGGACGGCGAACAGCAGCGCGCCCTACGCCGTCAACGTGGCCGCCCTGACGTTGTCCAGCCCGGGCCTGAAGAACGCCCAGGCCCGGTACGCGATCACTGTCCCGACGGCCGGGTGGCGGAACGCCGGCTGCCGGTACCTGATCTCGGTGCCGCCCAGCACGCAGCCCTGGAGCCAACCCCGGCCGCTGAGCGGGAGCCTCATGTAGATGGCGCGTTTCGGCCGCGGCCAGCCCAAACGCCCATCCCTGCTCGGCACCCGGCTCCTGGCCCTGTCGACTGCCTGGCGCAACGCGCAGGCCCGGTACCCGCTCATCGTCCAGGGCTGGCGGAACGCTCAGGCGCGGTACGCCCTCGTCGCCCGGTCATTCCGGAACGCGCAGCTCCGCTACGTTCTGGTGGCGCTCTCGTGGCGGAACGTCCAGGCCCGCTACCAACTCGTGGTCGCCGGCCTCCGCAATGCTCAGGGCCGGTACCGGCTGGTCGCCCGTGGGCTTCGCAACGCTCAGGCCCGGTATGCCCTGGTGGCCACCGCCTGGCGCAACGCGCAGGCGAGGTACGGGGTCGCCGTCCGGGGTCTGAAGAACGCCCAGGCTCGCTACACGGTCATCGCTCGGGCCTGGCGTCAGGTCCAGGGCCGGTACGCCCTGGCTGTCCAGGGCTTCCGCAACGCGCAGGCCCGCTACGTCGTCATCGCCCGGAGCTGGAGGAACGCTCAGGGCCGCTACGCCCTGGTGGTGCGGGCGTGGCGTCAGGCCCAGGCTCGCTACTCGCTCACGGTCCAGGCATTCCGTCAGGCTCAGGCGCGCTATGCCCTGGTCGCTCGGGCGTGGCGAAACACGGCGGCGCGCTACGTGCTCGCCGTACGCGGACTCCGGAATGTCCAGCTCCGGTACCCGGTCATCGCGCGGTCCTGGCGCAACAGCCAGGCTCGGTACGGCCTGGTCGCCCGGTCGTTCCGTCAGGTCCAACTCAGGTACTCGCTGGTCGTCGGCGCGGCCAGGAACGTCCAGGGTCGCTATCGCCTGCTCGCGACCGGGCTCCGGAACGTCCAGGCTCGCTACCGGCTGACCGTCTCCGGCGCCGCGTGGCGGAACGTCCAGGCCAGGTACAAGATCGCCGTCCAGGCGTGGCGGCAGGCCCAGGGCCGCTACCGGGTCGTGGCGACCGGCTGGCGGAACGCCGCGGTGCGGTACGCACTCGTGGCGCGCGGCCTGCAGAACCTGCAGGCCCGCTACCGCCTCACGGCACGAGCATTCAGGAACGCCCAGGCCCGTTACGGCATCCTCGCTCCCGGGCTCGCGTTCCGGCAGATCCAGGCGCGGTACGTCGCCGTCGGGCGAGCCTGGCGGAACGCCCAGCTGCGCTACCGGCTGACGGCCGGCGCCTGGCGCAACGCGGCGGCGCGGTACGGCGCGGTCGTCCGCAGCCTCCGGAACGTCCAGGCCCGCTACGGGGTCCGGGTGGCGACCTGGCGCAACGTCGCGGGCCGCTATCTACTGACGGGCCGGGGCCTCCGCAACGCCCGGGGTCGCTACGTGCTGCGCCTGTCGGTCGCGCCCGGCGGGACCGTCGGCGCCCACGACTGGCTGCTGGCCGTGGTCGGCGCCCATGACCGCCTCGCCTCCACCGTCGGGGCGCACGACCGGGAGCCGTAGATGAGCGTCACCACGCAGGGCCCGTACAACGCGGGAGCGCTCGTCACCGTGGCCACCTGGTACGTCAACCCGCAGGGCGTCCTGACGGACGGCTTCAAGGACCGCAACGGCCACCCCGCCGACCCCTCCACGATCACGCTGCTCTGGTTCACCCCGGACGGCGTGCGGCACAGCGCCAGCGGGTCGCCCTCGGCCCCGCCGGCGCCCATCGTCCGCTCGGCGACCACCCAGGGTGTGAGCCTCGGCCTGTTCGAGGCCGACCTCGACACGACCGCGCTGCCGGGCGTGTGGCAGTACCAGTGGCAGGCTCCCGACGGCGACCCGGTGCAGTCCATCGAGGTCGGCTCGTTCGTAGTCGATCCGGTCCGGACCTGACCCGATGCGCCGCCGATCCCCCCGCGGTACCCCATGCACGCAGTGCGGCCAGACGCACGAGCGCTGCCTCGGCCATCGTCGCGACGGACTCCCGTGCCGCAATCGGCCGGTGCGCGGAGCCGAGGTCTGCGACATGCACGGCGGCGGCGCCCCCCAGGTACGCGCCGCGGCCGAGAGACGGCTCGCAGCCGAGGAGGCCCGCCTGGCCGTGGTGACGTACGGGCTCCCCCGCGACATCGACCCCGCCGACGCGCTGCTGGAGGAGGTCTGTCGCACGGCCGGGCACGTCGCCTGGCTGGAGCAGCGGGTGCGCGAGCTGTCGCCCGAGGAGATCGTGTGGGGCCGGGCCGAGGAGGTCGAGAAGGGCTCCTCCGAGTTCCCCGGCACCGACACGACGCAGCGGGCGGCGCCGAACGTGTGGGTCGTGCTCTACCGCGAGGAGCGCAAGCACCTCGTCGATGTCTGCGCCACGGCCATCAAGATCGGCATCGAGGAGCGGCGGGTCCGGCTGGCCGAGCGCCAGGGGGCGCTGCTCGCGGACGTGATCCGGCGGCTGCTGGAGGACCCGGAGCTGGCCCTCAGCGCCCGCCAGCGCGAGGTAGGCCATGCAGTCGCGTCTCGCCACCTCCGGGCGCTCGACGGGGCCGCGTAGCCCGTTCGCGGTCGCGGCCGACCTCCTCGACCCTCCCGTTCCCCTCCACGACACGCGTGCCTACATCACCGACGTCCTCGGCGAGTTCCTGTGGTCGAAGCAGCGAGAGGTCTGCGAGGCCCTGGACGCCCACCGGCGCGTGGCGGTCCACTCCTGCCACGACGCGGGCAAGTCCTTCCTGGCCTCGCGGGTCGTGTGCTCGCACCTCGGCCGCCACCCGCCCGGAGAGGCGTTCGCGGTCACCTCGGCACCGACCTTCGCCCAGGTGCGCGGCATCCTCTGGCGCGAGATCCAGCGGGCGTTCAAGAAGGCCGACGGCGCGCTGCCGGGCCGGGTGAACCAGACGGAATGGCTGCTCGGCAACGAGCTGATCGGCTTCGGGCGCAAGCCGGCCGACCAGGACCCGACCGCCTTCCAGGGCATCCACGCGCGCTGGGTGCTGGTCGTGCTCGACGAGGCCGGCGGCATCCCGAAGGCGCTGTGGGACGCGGCCTCGACGCTCACCACCAACGAGGACAGCCGCATCCTCGCGATCGGCAACCCCGACGATCCGGCGAGCCACTTCGCCGAGGTCTGCAAGCCCGGCTCCGGCTGGCACGTGATCCACATCGGGGCCGAGGACACCCCGGCGTTCACCGGCGAGCTGGTCCCCGACTGGCTCCTGCCGATGCTCGTCTCCCCGACCTGGGTGGCCGAGAAGGCGCACGAGTGGGGGGAGCAGTCGCCGCTCTACCTGTCCAAGGTGCGCGGCGTCTTCCCCGAGGACGCCGACGACGGCGTCGTGCCGGCCTCGGCTGCCGCCCGCTGCAGGATTGCCCGCGAGGAGCTGCCCGCCGCCGACCTCGTGCCCGTCGAGCTCGGCGTCGACGTTGGTGCCGGCGGCGACCAGACGGTTGTGCGCGAGCGGCGCGGCGTCCGGGCGGCCCGGGTCTGGCGCAACCGCTCCCGGCGCTCCGAGGAGGTCGTCGGGCTCGTCATGCAGGCCATCGCGGAGACGGGCGCGACCCGCGTGAAGGTGGACGTCATCGGCTGGGGCTGGGGCGTCGTCGGCCACCTCCGCTCGCTGCGCTCAGAGGGCCACCACAAGGCGGTCATCGTGCCGGTCAACGTGGGCGAGGCGAGCACGAGGCCCAAGCGCTTCCCGCGCCTGCGCGACCAACTCTGGTGGGAGGTGGGTCGTGAGCTGTCGATGACCGGCGGCTGGGACCTCTCCGAGGTGGACGACGGCACGGTCGCCCAGCTCCTCGCGCCGAAGTACGCGCTCGACGCCTCGGGCCGCGTCAAGGTCGAGCCCAAGGACGAGACTCGCGAGCGGCTGGGGCGCTCGCCCGACGACGCCGACGCGCTGCTGCTCGCGTACCACACGGGCAGCGGCCGGGGAGCGGCTTTCGAGGAGGCGTGGCGACAGATGGCCGCTGCACGGACCACGACCACCGACGGGCACGCCGCGTAAGTGGGCCGCCTCTCGAACGCGGCTCGGGCCGCCTGGGGCGAGCTCCGGAAGGCGGCCCCCGCGCCCGACGCCGGCCGCCTGATCTCGGCGACCCAGAACCTGGGCTCGTCGGCGTCGATGGTCGGCCTCTCCACGGGCAACTCCGGTCTGACGGGCTTCGGCCTGTCCACGCCGTCGCCCGCCCAGGAGCAGGCGCTGCGCGAGCAGGGGATGCAGACGGGCGGTGCCTTCTCGCCCGGCCGGCCGATCCAGCAGTTCTTTCCGCAGGGGATGCCGCCGCGGAAGCACGACTTCCCCGCCGGCTACAACGTCGGCGCCCGGCCCCGTGCCAACGAGCGCGGCCGGCCGAGCTTCGACACCCTGAAGGCGATCATCGACGCCTGGGACGTCTCCCGGCTCTGCATCGACCACATCAAGCGCGACGTCCGCTCCTTCGACTGGCGGATCGTGCCCAAGGAGGGCGTCGAGGACGACGTCTCCGACCAGATCGCCGCGGCGCGCAAGTTCTGGTCGCGGCCGGACCGGACCCACTACTTCGACTCGTGGCTGGCGCTCCTGCTGGAGGACATGCTGCGCTTCGACGCGCCGGTTATCTACCGGAGTCGGACGCGCGGAGGCCAGCTCGGCGCCCTGGACCCGGTCGCTGGGCCGACCATCGCGCCCCTGCTCGACTACTACGGCCGCCGGCCCTACGGCGAGGCCCCCGCCTACGTCCAGTTCGTGGCGGGCGTCCCGGCGCTCTGGCTCACGGAGTCGTCGGTCATCTACGAGCCCTTCATGCCGCTGCCGGAGTCGCCGTACGGGCTGCCCCCGATGGAGTGGCTGCTGCTGACGGGCAACACGGACCTCCGCTTCCAGTGGCACTTCCTGCAGGCGTTCACGGAGGGCGCCCTGCCGGACACGTTCATGGAGGCGCCCCCCGACCAGTCGGACCCCGAGGAGATCGTCAAGTTCCAGGCCGCGTGGGACGTGGTCATGGAGGGCGACCAATCCCAGCTCCACAAGGTGAAGTGGATCCCCGCCGGCTCCAAGCCGATGTTCCATCCGCAGAAGGTCTTCGACGAGAAGTTCCCGATCTACCTCACCCGGAAGACGGCGTCGGCGTTCGGGATCACCCCCCACGACCTCGGCATCGTCCAGGACGTCAACCGGAGCACCGGCGAGACCCAGGTGGACGTCCAGTTTCGCATCGGCACGCAGCCGATCCTGAAGTGGGCGACGGGCATCGCCACCCGGGTCACGAACGAAGACCTCGGCCTCGCCGACGTGGACTTCGAGTTCGACACCGGGGGAGAGAAGGAGGACCGCCTCGCCGAGGCGCAGGCGCACCAGCTATACGTGTTCATGGGCGCGGAGAGCCCCGACGAGGTCCGCCAGGACGTCCTCGGCAAGGAGATCGACCCCGAGCACCCGGTTCCGCGCTTCGTGTTCAGCCCGCGCGCCGGGGCCATCCCGCTCAAGAGCATCGAGGAGATCGCCGGGGCGATCGATCCCAACACCGCCGGCCCCGAGGCGGGCAGCGTGGAGCCGGCCGCCGACCTCACGCCGGGCGAGTACACGGCCCCGACGGGCGTGGTCGCTCAGAAGGAGGACCTGCGCTCGAAGCGCCAGGCCGCGGTCCAGCCGCCAGCAGCACCGCAGATCGCGGGCCAGCAGTCGGAGGACACGGCGAGCGGCCTCGGCGGCGCGGGCGGCGGGGTCGCCAAGGCCCTCGATCGCTGGCGGCTGAACGCCGGGCAGCGGGTCCACCAGGGCCTCCAGCCGCGGCGCTTCCGCGGCGAGTGGGCACAGGCCGCAGGCGTCGATGTCCCGCGCGAGCAGCTCGCGGCGATCTGGACGCGGCTGGAGAAGGCGCAGAGCGCCGAGGAGGTGGACGCGGCCTTCCGCTTCCCTTTCCTGCGCAAGGCGCTGGAGGACAGGCCGCTCCACCCGCAGCTCCTCGCCGCTGAGGAGCACTACGCGGACGCGGTCCGAGACCTCTTCGCCGAGGCCCTGGACCCGGACGCCGTCGCCGCCGCCTGGCTGGCCGCTCAGCCGGTCGCCAAGGCCGGCGCCGCGACCGTCTCGGCCGACCTCCGCACCTTCGCCGCCGAGTTCCTCCGCAGTCGCCTGCACCTCGACCTCAACGGGCTCGCGGCGCTCCTGCGGGCGCTCTACCAGGACGGCTGGCGGCTGGGCGTCGGGGCCGCGCTGACGGCGCTCCGGGGCGGCGGCCTCCCGGCGTCATCCAGCGATCCGGCCACCGACATCGACTGGTCGGCCTGGACGCCCGGGAACCCCGCCGCCGCCGAGCAGGCGCTTGGGCTCGCGGAGCTGCTGCAGGAGGCCGGCGTCGTCATCCAGGGCATCAGCGACACGACCCTGGACCGCCTGGCCGAGATCCTGGCCCAGGGCGCGTCCAGTGGCGACTCCGTGGACGCGATCGCCCGGGGCCTGGCCGACCTCCTCGGCGACGGCGACCGCGCCCTGGTCATCGCCCAGACGGAGCTGGCGCGGGCGACCTCGGCGGCCAGCCTGGAGACGTACGCCTTCAACGGGATCGGCGGCAAGGGCTGGATGACGTTCAACCCGTGCCCGATCTGCGCCCGGAACGAGGCGGCCGGCGTGATCCCGCTGTCGGCCAGCTTCCCGGGCGGCGCCTCAGCCCCGCCTCAGCACCCGCGCTGCAGGTGCTCGCTCTACCCCAGCCCACTGCCGGGCCAGGAGGTCTGACCATCTGCCTGTCATGCGGCTGCGTTGGGGCCGGCACCGGAACCCCGGTGGACGACCATGGCGACGCCCGGAACATCACCCTGCTCATCCTCCAGGGCGCCGCTGACGCTCAGGGGATCGACGTGGAGACGGCGGCGCGCAACATCCTCTCCTCGCTCGGGGCGGGCGCCTTCGACGACGTGGCGAAGACTGCGGCTGTTGGCCCGCTGCTGAAGGCCGAGCCCGAGCGGCGCTACACGCTGATGCTGGCGTGGCCGGCACTCAAGCCCGACGTCGCCAAGGCCGCCGACGGGCGCCGCGACTACGCGCGCCCAGAGGTCATCGAGGAGACCGCCTGGGCCTGGATGGCGAAGTCGCGCTCGGTCGGGCTGTACCACGAGGACGGCACCGAGGGGCACGGCACCGTCGTCGAGTCGTACATCTACCGCGGCCCAGCCTGGCAGGTACGTCCGGACACCCTCATCAAGGCCGGCGACTGGCTGATTGGGACCATCTGGAATGACCGGGCCTGGGCTCTCGTGCGGGCCGGCCTCATCAACGGCATGAGCCCGCAGGGCAGCGCCGAGCGGCAGCCGGCGGACCCCACCCTCACCTTCGACAGGAGCACCCCATGAGTGGCAGAGGAAGCACCGGCGTCAAGCCCGAGGACGAGATCACCGAGATCGTGAAGGCCGAGATCGAGCGCGTGGACGGAGTGCTCGGGCCCGCCAACGGCACCGCGCCGCTGCTCATGAAGTCGCTGCCCGGCGAGCCCCACGTGGATGTGGACGTCGTGCTCAAGGCCGCCCATGGCCCGTTCACCGGCCGCCACAGCCATCCGCACCCGGCGCTCGGCGCACAGGGCGACGACGAGACTCACGAGCACGAGCACAGCCACGACGGGGACGCGGACCACGGCCACGCGCACGAGGTGGCGAAGGCCGAGATGAGCGCCAAGGAGATCAACGACCTTCCCGACTCGGCCTTCGCCCACATCGAGGCCGGGGGCGAGAAGGACAGCGAGGGCCGGACGACGCCGCGCAGCCTCCGCCACTACCCGGTGCACGACAAGGCGCACGCCGACAACGCTGCGGCGCGCGCGTCGGCTGAGTTGGACGGCGACGGCAAGGCGGCGGAGATCGCCCGGGCGGCCATGCCGAAGATCAAGGCGGCCCAGAAGAAGTTCGGGAGCGGCGAGGCCAAGAAGGCCCTCGACGGCGCCGAGGAGGTGCCCGGCTCCCCTGCCTGGGAGGCCCAGGACGCCGCCAACCTGCGCACCGTCGCGGCCCAGCTCGCCGCGCTCAAGGATCGGCTGGAGAACGCCGCCGACCGGGAGCGCGCCGAGGCTGAGTCCGGCGCGGACCCGGACGACCTGGAGAGCGCCTGGGACCTCGACGACGCCTGCTGCGCACTCAACGCCGCGCTGGGCATCGTCGCCCGGCTGGCGTTCACCGAGCAGCAGGAGGCCGTCAGCCCGGACGCCGACGGCGTGGCCAAGGCCGGGCGCCGGCTCAGCGCCAAGAGCATGGAGGCGATCAGCGCCGCTCGCGATCGGCTCACCGAACTGCTCGGCGAGGACGCCGGGCCGGAACCCAGCGCCGTGGACACCCCGCTCCCGGCCGCAGCAGGAGGAACCGACGTGACCGCTGACGATCTGAGCAAGGCCCTCGACGAGAGGCTGACCCCGATCCGCGAGAGCCTCGACCGGATCGCCAAGGAACTCCCCCAGCCCTCCGGCGGCAGCCTGGCCGACGGCTCGGGCCGAGCGGACGCCGAGTCGGCTCGCCAGGACCGCGGTGGCCTGCCCGGCCTGGAGAGTCCGCCCGAGGAGACCGTCGAGACGCCTGGCCCTGGTACCGAACTGCCCGGCATGGAGGAGGCCAAGCGGGCCGAGACCGCGCCGGACGCCAACCCGCAGCTCGCCAAGAGCACCGAGAACCCCACCGCCGAGGGCCAGCCGGCCCCGGCCGCTCCGCCCGCACTGGACGCCGAGGCGCTCGCCAAGGCGCTGGCCGAGGGTCCGTTCGCCAAGGCGCTGGAGTCCACCGTCGCCAGATCCGTCGAGGGAGCGGTCAAGCCGCTGCAGGACGGGATGACGGCGCTGGAGAAGCGCGTCGAGGAGATCGCCGGCCAGCCGATGCCGGGCGGACCCCTGCTGAACGGCGCGGCCAACCGCCAGGACCACTACATGGTCCTCCGCCCGCCGATGCCGATCGCGCAGCCCGCAATCCCCGGCGGCGACGACGCGGCCGTCACCAAGGCCCTGGAGAGCCTGTCGCCCCAGGACCGCGACGTCGTGAGCCGAGCCCTGGCCGTCCAGGCCAGTCCCTTCGCTCAGCGACAGCAGTAGACCACCGGCCCGCGCCTGCGGGCTGATCCCGCCGCGCGCACCGCTCAGTCCCCCAGGGACGGATGCAGCGCGCCCACCCGGAGACGAAACCAGCATGGACCTCGCGGGCGTCACCGAAGAGACGCTCAACCAGATGCGGGAGCCGATGAGCAAGGCGCTCACCACCGGCTACACCGTCGCCACCGGCCTCCAGGGGTACGAGCTCGCCGCGCCGGCCAAGTTCCTGGTTCCGGTGCGCTCACCGTGGCGCAATCGCCTGAGCCGCAAGATGGCGCCGGTCGGTTCCACGGTCAGCCACTGGAAGGCCATCACCGGCATCAACGTCGGCAACGCCTCGCCCTTCGTGGGCTTCGGCGCCGCCGGCGCCGTTGTCCAGACCCAGGAGACCGACTACGCGGCCACCTACGAGCCGATCGCCCTCGGCGACACGGTCCAGATGGACGCGCAGGCGCTCGCGCGCGGGTTCGACGACCTCCGCGCGCGCTCGGGCATCAACCTGCTGTTCGCGCTGATGATCGCGGAGGACCGGCTGCTGCTCGGCGGCCAGAACTTCGCGCTCCAGACGCCGGGCACCCCGAGCGTGACGACGGCCACGACCGGCGGCTCGATCGCCCAGACGACCGCGGTCCACTTCGTGGTGGCCGTGCGGACGATCGAGGGCTACTTCTACGCGCTCTCCAACGCGGCGGGCACGGCGGCCGGCACCGCTGCCGGCGGCGGCACGGTCACCTCGGCGGACGGCACTGCCACGACCCCCACCGACGGCCTCTCCACGCACACGGCCCAGGCCACCGTCGCGGCGGTCGCGGGCGCGGTGGCGTACGACTGGTACGTCGGCGCCTCCAACACCGCGTACTACTTCGCCGGCACGACCACGGCGCCGGTCAGCCCGGTCGTCACGGCGCTCCCCAACGCGGACGCGACCAACCCGACCACGAGCCTGCCCCAGCTGGTCACCGCGCGGGCCGGCGGTGGCCTCAACATCCGGACCGGCGGCGCGGCGTTCGTGGACACGTCGGCCGACAGCAACGCCTTCCCGGGCCTGCTGGCGACGATGGCCGGCGACATCTCCTCGTCCACCGGGGTCCAGGTGCAGCGCGGCACCGGCACCAGCTCGGGGGCGTTCTTCACCGACCTGGCCGGGGCCAAGATCACGGGTTCGCAGGGCACCGTGTCGGAGATCGACACCCTGCTCCTGTCGCTCTACAACAGCTCCGGCATCAGCCCGACGCGGATGCTGATGAGCGCCCAGCAGCACCTCGACGTGAGCGCGGCCATGGTCAAGAGCGGGGCCTTCACCACGTTCCTCCAGGGCGAGGACATGGCCTTCCGCCAGGCGGCGACCGGCGGCCAGTTCCAGACCAAGTACATCAACAAGGCGGCGAACGGCTTCCCGATCGAGATGGAGACGATGCCGAACCTGCCGCCGGGCGTGATCCTGATGGTCACCGAGGTGCTCCCGTTCCCCAACAACGAGGTGAACGCGGTCTTCGACGTCGAGTGCCAGCAGGAGTACACCCAGCTCGAGTACGCGATGAGCCGCGGGACGGGGACCACGGGCGGCCCGAGGTACGACCTCGAGGTGAGGTCGATCGAGACCTTCCGCAACTTCTTCCCCTCGGGCTGTGCGGCCCTCACGGGGATCGGCAACGGCATCAACTGACCTTCCACGGTGGGGCGGCTCCGGCTGCCCCACCGCCTCCACCCCTCAGCGAGGCGCGCCCATGCACATCCGCCACAGCAACCCGGCCACCACCACGCTCGGGCACGACGGCCACGAGTTCACCGCCCTGCGCGACGGCATCTTCGAGGTGCCCGACCACATCGGCGAGGAGCTGATCCGCCACGGCGTCTGGTCCCGCCACGTGGGCGAGGAGCCGTACGAGGTGGGCGTCCCGGCCGCCGCGACCCAGGAGTCCGAGGAGCCGCCGACCGACTGGTACCGGGCTGGCCAGCAGGCCGCTGGCGAGCACCTCCCGCGCGGCGTGCCGGACGGCCTCCACCCCCGCAGTCGGGAGGCCCGCGACTTTCTCCGGGGCTACGACGCCGCCGCGAAGGAGCCGGCCACCGCCGGGTAGCCTGTGCCGCTCATCGTCGCCCCCCAGGCTGCCGGCCTCGCGACGGTCCCCTACCTGACGACCGCCGAGTACCGGGCCGCGCCGACGGACGTGGACCTCACCAGCCTCGTGCCGGGCGGAAGCCAGCAGCAGCAGGACGACATGCTGGCCACGCTCATCGGCCAGGCGTCGTCGTGGATGGACGGCTACGTCCACTACACGCTCGGCGCCACGCTCGACATCGAGACCGCGCGGGCGCGAGTGACCCGGGACGGCTACGTGCGGGTTCCGACCCGCGGCGTGCCGGTCCAGGAGATCGACAGCTTCTTCATCGGGGCCACGCCGTCCCGGGTGCAGGCGGTCTCGGCGGCAGCGGCAGCGGACGCCTGGTTCCAGGACAACGTGATCTGGATGCCGGTCATCGTCGCGGGCTCCTCGCCGCCGTTCGTCTCGCAGTTCGGGCCCGGCGACCGGGTGTTCTGCCGGTGGAGCTACGTCAACGGCTACGTCTGCACGCTCCTCAGCGCGACTGCGCACGCGGGCGACACCTCCCTGCAGCTCCAGTCGCCGCTCGGCGTCTACGCGGGGACCAACCTGACGATCTACGACTCCGGGCGCACCGAGACGATCGTGGTCGCCTCGACGTACACCAGCAGCACGGGGCCCGGCCCGGCCACGGTCCCGCTGGTGGGCGCGCTGGCGAGCGATCACCTCACGGTCGGCATCAGCGTCTCCAACCTGCCGGCGCGGGCCAAGAAGGCGGCGGTCCTGGCGACCTCGGCGTTCATCAAGACGCGCGGCTCGGCCGGGCTGGTGCTGGAGTCGATCGACGCCCACGCGGTCAAGGAAGCGACCGACGAGGGCGGCGCCATCGCGGACCTCGCGCTGGCCGAGATGCAGCTCCAGCCGCTCGTGCTGCCCTACTACGGCTGATGACCGGGTCCTGCAACGGCTGCGGAGACTGCTGCTCGGTCGTCGTGCTCAAGCGGGAGTACAAGACCGCCGGGCGAGTAGCGCGCTCCCGGGGCGAGGAGCTTTCCGCCGACTACCTGTGGGCGCTGGACGATCTCGTCGAGATCAGCTACGCAGACGCCCGGCAGACCCTTCCCTCGCTGTCCGCCGACCTGTCCGACGAGCTCACGTACAACCGCTGCCGGCACTTCGACTATGTCGAGCGACGCTGCACGGCCTACGAGCGTCGGCCGCCGGTCTGCCGCGACTTCCCGTGGTACGCCGCTACTCCGAACAGCGACCGGATCGAGGACTTGCCGCTCTGCGGCTTCTGGCCCGACGTGTCGGCCTGGCGGGCTTCGGCCGATGGCCTGGCAGAGCTGGTCGCCTGATGGGTCGCAAGTTCGTCCGGAACGCGGTCGCGCAGTGGTTCGCGCCACCAGCCGTGGCCGGGCTCGGCACGACCTACACGGGTGCCGAGCGCTGGATGCCGGGGACGGACTTCTTCCACTCGATGCCGGCCGGCACTGCCTCGGGCGCGATCTGCTTTCCCTACATCACCGACCAGCACCGGACCCGCGTCACGCTCCAGGGCGCGCCGCCGGGCGGCAAGATGGCCTACTACACGGTCGATCTCGTCGTCCGTTTCGCCTCGAACCAGAGCGTCGTCCACCTGGCCCAGGACGACCACGACGAGCTCATCGACGCGATCGTCGTGCGGCTGGAGAGCGACAAGCAGCTCGGCACGGCCACCCAGCCTGAGCAGCTGTTCATGGCGGCCGAGGGGAACACGACGGAAGCCGCCGACGTCCGGGTCCGCTCCGACCTCCCCAAGCTGGTCAACAACCAGGTCGCGATCTGGTCAGTCGTCACCTTCGAGGCGCTGGAGTGGATCAGCGGCGGCACCGCGTGAGCTGATGGCCCGCAAGCGCCGGCCCATGTCCGCAGCGGCGCGGGCGCGGCTCTCGGCGCGCATGAAGGCCATGAAGCGCAAGCCGATGTCGTCGGCGGCCCGCGCCAAGCTGTCCGCGCGGATGCGGGCGATGAAGCACAAGCCGCTCAGCGCCGCCGCCCGCGGCGGCGCGGGCCAAGCTCAGCGCCCGGATGCGCGGCCACAAGCACCCGCACCGCGGCGTGAAGGGGCGCCGGAAGCGCCGCCGCTGAGCGGAGCAGGCCCGAGGTAGACGGCTCGCGAGGGAGGCCAGCGGCCGTCAGGTTGGGGGCGCGGACGCGCGCCGATGGGGGCTCCGTGTAGGGCCTGCCCCGCTCAGCGCCAGGGCTAGGCCGCGTCCCGCCGTAGCCGCCGGCTCGCCGCAGAGTCGGGCGCCACCCAGGTCCGGCAGCTCGGACACACGAGCCAGAGGACCCGCTGCCGGCGCGTCTCTACCGGACGCAGGCGGCTGTCGTCGAACAGCACCTCGCCGCACTTGCACCGAGCCCACGTCACGACAGGCAACGGCTCCTCCGTGGCCGAGCGGTCGAGGAGCGCCATCTGCATCGCCGGAGAACCGTGCGCCATCCGCACCCCAGGAGCGTAGCCCATGCCCACCTTCCGCCAGCGCTTCACCGGGCCCGTCGAGGAGGACTTCCCCGAGCCGCCCATCGCGCGCCGCCTCCAGCCGAGCGATGTCGTCGAGTACGAGGCGGCTGAGCCGATCGAGCACGCACGGCTGGAGGTGACGACGGACGAGCCGCCCACCGGCTGGGACCGGCTGGCGCTGGACTGGCCGGGCGCCGCGGTCGTGTACCGGGCGCCTGCGTCGCCGGAAGCGCCTGCGGAGCCTCCCGTCAATCCCCGGACCCGCAAGAGCGCCGCCACGCCGTCGGCGAGCACCGCCCAGGAGGAGTAGCCCAGTGCCGCTGGCAACCCCACTCTCATTCGCCGGCGTGGCCCTGGAGGCGACGAAGGGCACGCCGGTGACCCCGCCGTCGGCGTTCCTGCCGGTGAAGACGCTCTCCCCCGAGGATGTCATCAAGTACGTCCCGGTCGAGGTGCTCCAGGGCGCCTTTCCGAAGGTGTACGGGGACATCCCGACCTACCACAACACGTCGGTCGAGATCGGCGGCCCGATCTTCGCGGACACCTTCGGATGGCCGCTGTTCGGCATCCTGGGCGACCTGACGACCTCGGCGAGCCGGTCGGTCAGCGACGGCGTCCTGAACTCCACCACCACCGTCACCAGCGCCACCGCCGCGTTCACCTCGGCCGACGTCGGCAAGACGATCGGCGCCGTCGGCGTCCCGTCCGGCGCCGTCATCCAGTCGGTCACCAACGCGACCACGATCGTCCTCTCGCAGGCCGCGACGACCTCGGGGTCGGGCGTCACGCTCGTGATCGGGCCGACGAGCTGGCACGTGGGCAACGTGCTCAACAGCGTCAGCGGCGGTGGCCAGCCGAAGTCGAACACCCTCTACGACTACTACAACGCCACCAACGCCCGGCAGTTCGCGGGCGTCCAGTGGCACGAGACGCAGATCAAGTTCAGCGCCGAGGGCCTGCTCGAACACACCAGCAAGGCGACCGGGCTGGTGGCGTCCGTCCAGGTGGCCAAGCCGACCCAGTCGTTCACGGCGATCACGCCGACCCCCTCGTGGTCCGGCATCGTGACCATCGGCGGCACGGTGGTCTCGACGGTGGCCGACGGCGACGTGACCATCACGCGGACGATGGAGCTCGTGCCGACGCTGACCGGTACCCAGCAGTACGGCAGCGTGTGGATCGGCACCATCGAGGTCAAGTTCAAGCTCTCGCTGGTCGCCGACCTGACGGACACCGAGTACCTGCGCTTCGTCGGCAACACGCAGCCCTCGCTCGACCTCAACTTCACGGTCGGGGCCGGCCTGACGGCCCAGCAGCTCGTCATCCACACGACCAAGGCGGCGTACGAGAAGGCCAAGCTGAACCGGGGCAAGTCGTGGGTGGCGTGGGACTGCGAGGGCCAGTTCATCGGCAACACGACCGACGTGGGCAGCTCGGGCGGGTACGGCGTGTGCACGCTGAAGCTCGGCAACGCCGTCGCGGCCTCCACGTACCAGTGATGGACGCCTTCGCGGACCTCACCGTCAAGTTCCACGTCGCCAACGGGAAGCCTGTCGTGGAGTTCCTGGCCGCAGTCCGCGAGTTGTCGGAGTGCTGCATCGGCGACTTGGAGCACATGGACGCTGGCCCGCGCGCTCGGATCGAGGCATGCCTCGACCACTTGAAGGCCGCCACCCCCGCGTTCGCCGAGTCCATCGGCGTGGAGGTGGCCTGATGTCCGCTACCCAGGTGACCCGGCACAAGGTCATCGCGGGCCGCCGGTTCCTCCAGGCTCTCCTCGACGCCGGCGTGGTGACCGTCGAGGAGAACGTCACGAGGGTCGTCATCGACGCCCCGGCGGGCGGGTTCGTGAAGCTGTACGTCGAGCGGGCCGGCGACGAGCGCCTGCTGGAGGTCGCCCGGAACACGGCGCTGGAGATCAGGGAGACCACCCCATGAGAATCGACCTACCCAACGGCGCGTGGGCGGAGCTCCGCAGGCCGGAGGACGTCACCGAGCGCCAGCGCCGCCCGCTCACCAAGGCAATGCGCGGCGTCCGGCCGGAGATCGTCGATCGTGGCCGAGAGATCGCCAGCATGGACGACGGGCCGGACGGCAAGCCGACCCCAGACAAGCAGGCGGCCCAGCAGCAGCTCCAGTACGACATGACCAACGAGGAGGCCGACTGCTACCAGCTCGCCGGCGACCTCGCCGCCGTGGCGCTGGTCGAGTCGTGGTCTTTCACCGTCAACGGCGAGCCCATCCCCCTCACCCTGGACGGCCTCCTCGACCTTCCAGCCCGGTCGCTCGATGCGCTGCGCCTGGTGGTCGGCCCGCTGGTCAACGACCTGTTCCTCGACGCGGAGGTGAACAAAGCCACGGCCAGCCCTTTCGCGCCCTCCAACGGCTCCGCAACTCCCTCAACGGAGGCCCCGCAGACGGTCTCCCTGACGAGTGGCGCACCTACTGTCTCCTCAAGCTCGGAGTCAGCCTGACCGAGATCGACGAGGCGTCCGCCCTGCGCCTGGACTGGCTGCTGGCCATCGGCGAAACGGTGGCCGAGGCCGAACAGGCGCGGCCCGGGAGCGGGATGACGACCCGCGATCTGCCGGGCGGCATGCGGGAGGTTCGGATCAACCACCGAGCGATGGAGGCCGAGCAGTGAGCATCGTCTGGACAGGCGTCACCGAGTTTGTGGCTGCTCTGGACCGGGCGAGCGCCCGTGCGTCGTCCGCGGCCCGATCGGCGACGGTTGAGATCGCGTCGGAGATTGAGAAGGCCACCAAGGAGCGCGCCAGCGGGCGACCCGGACCGGAGGTCGTGACCGGCACACTGCGTCGCAGTATCCGGCACGACCCCGTTACGCCGTGGGGCGTGGGCGGCTGGCAGACGCAGATCGGCCCGACGGCCGTCTACGGGCGGCGGATCGAGCTCGGGTTCGCAGGCCCCGACTCGCTGGGCAGGCACTTCGACCCGTCCAAGAAGTACCCGTACTTCGAGCCCGGGTTCCGCTCCGTCGTGCCCCGCATCCCGGCCATCATGGCGAAGAACTTCCGCTACGCCGTGATGGGCTAGGTCGGGCGCCGCCGCGCCAACTCCTGCCTGATCCACTCGGCCGCTTCGTCCGCCGTGCCCGCCCGGCCCACCATCGTGTTCACGGCCGCCCGCCCGAGCACGGTGCCCTTGCCGACGAGCTGCACGTAGGTCTGGCGCATGTTCGACGGCCCCTGGCCGAGGGCGGTCACCTCCACCGTGACCGTCTCCACGTCCGCGATCGGCACCCGCGCCTGCTGAGCGCCGAACGTGCCCCGGACGCAGAGCCAATCGTCGTCGAACTCCACGCGGACCTTGGCGCCCGGGCGCCACCCGAACGTCCTGCTGATCTTCGCCATCGCGACCTCCCGCGCGGGAGGGTAGCACCGGGAGCGCGCCGTGGCCGACTACCTGCCTCCTCTGGTGGCGTCGCTGATGCTCAACGCCACCCAGTTCATGGCCGGCATGGGCGAGGCCGGCGCGGTCGCGAAGGCCGAGACGACGGGCATGGGGACCGCCTTCAACGGGCTGGCCGCCGTCGGCAAGGTGGCGCTGTTCGGAACCGCCGCGGCCGTGGGCGTCATCGGCGTGGCCTCGGTCAAGATGGCGAAGGACTTCGAGACGGCCACCAACCGCCTCGTCACGTCGGCGGGCGAGCAGCAGGGCGCCATCGGCCAGGTCCGCCAGGGGCTGCTCGACATGGCCGGCCAGGTCGGCGACTCGGCGATGGACCTCGCCAACGCCTACTACGTCGCGTCCTCGGCCGGCTACACCTTCGCGAAGGGCGGCCTCGATGTGGTGCGGGCGTCCGCCGAGGGCGCCAAGGCCGAGGGGGCGGACCTGAAGGTGGTCACGGACGCCGTGACCTCGGCGATGATCGACTACCACGAGCCGGCGTCGGCGGCAGCGCAGGTGACCACGACGCTGATCTCGGCCGTCAGCCAGGGCAAGACCACCTTCGCCGAGCTGACCGGCTCCCTGCACTCGGTGCTCCCGATCTCCTCGGCCGCCCACCTCTCCCTGGCCGAGATCACCGCCGACGTGGCCAGCATGACCGTGCACGGCATGTCGGCCGACCAGGCGACGCAGAACCTGGCCCACACCATCCAGCACCTGCAGACGACCACGGCGCCCCAGAACAAGGAGCTGGCGCTGCTCGGCCTCAACGCCCGCGAGCTGTCCAACGATCTGGGGTCGAAGGGCCTGGCCGGGACGCTGCAGCTGATCGCCGACCGCATCCGCTCCGACATGGGCTCCAGCGGGACCGTGATCCTCCAGATGCAGACGGCGCTCAAGGGCCTCCCGCCGGAGGTCCAGAAGCTGGGCGCCGCGGTCATCGACGGGTCCGTCTCAATGGGCGACTTCACGAAGGCGACCAAGGATCTCAACGTCGAGCAGGCCGGCCAGGCCCGCCAGTTCGCCACGCTCATGACGTCCACCCACGGGATCGGCTCGGCGCAGCAGTCGGGTGCGCAACTCATGCAGACCTACGCTGGTGCGCTCAAGGCCGCCACGGGCGACAGCACGACGTTGAACACTGCCCTCATGCTCACCGGCGAAAACGCCGGCTACACCAACACGGCGATCAAGGCCGTGTCGGGGGCGACCACGGAGGCAGGGAACCACGTCGCGGGCTGGTCGTCGATCCAGGGCACCCTGAACCAGCACATCGACAAGTGGAAGTACGGGCTGGAGGCCGGAGCGATCGCGCTCGGGACCAAGCTCATCCCGTACGTCATCCAGGCGATGGGAGCGATCGAGGGATTGGTCGACTGGCTGGGCAAGAACCAGCAGGTGAGCATCCCGCTGGCGGTCGCCATCGGGAGCGTGTTGGTGGTCGCCATCGGCGCCTACACGGTGAGCATGGCCGCCGCCGCCATCGCGACCATCGCCGCGACCTGGCCGCTGCTGGCGATCATGGCGGCCGTCGCGATCGTGGCGGTGGGGATCTACGAGCTGTACACGCACTGGTCGCAGATCACGGCGTTCCTGGGCAGCGTGTGGCACGCGGCGGTCACGGATGCTGGCAACCTCTTCTCCTGGCTCGGCACCCAGGTCCACCACGGGATCGAAGCGATCGGAGGAGCCTTCTCGGCGCTGGGCTCGATGGTGCACGGCATCCTGACGGCCGCTTGGAACGCGATCACCGGCATCTTCCGGGCCGGCATCAACGGAGCCATCGCGATCGTCTCCGGCTTCGTCAACGGGGTCGTCGGCTTCTTCTCCTGGCTCTACAACCACAACTACTACTTCAAGTTCCTCGTGGACTCGATCCGCCTGACCTTCGAGAAGGCCCGCGACGACGCCATCGCCATCTGGACCGCGATCACGACGTGGCTGTCGGATCGATGGAAGTGGGTTGCCGGCGTGGCCACGGCGGTCTGGGGAACGGTCAGCACGGCGATCGAGGAGCGCGTGATCTACGCCAAGGCGGTCATCGAATCCGTCTGGAACGCCGTTACGACCTGGCTGGGCGGGGTATGGAACCAGATCGCGGGGGCCGCTGGCGACATGTGGGGTCGCGTCAGCTCGGTGATCGGCGGGAAGGTCCACGAAGCCTGGAACACGATCACGGGCATCTTCGGCGGCCTCGGCGGGTGGTTCGCCGATCGGGCCGGCGAAGCCTACAGCTGGGGCTACAACCTCATCCAGGCCATCGGGAAGGGGATCGGCGCCGCGGCCGGCGCCATCGCGCAGGCGGTGCGCTCGATCGGCGGCGTGATCGCGGACTGGCTCGGCTTCCACTCGCCGACTCGTCTCGGGCCGGGCGCCGAGGCCGACATGTGGGCGCCCAACTTCATCCGGATGTACGCGGGCGGGCTCGCGGCCGGTGTCGGCCCGGTCGGCCGCCGCGCAGCTCGCTGGAGCGGTGTCGATGCCGGGCGCCCTCGGCGGTATGACCGGGAGCGGCTACGCGGGCACGAGTTCGGCGACCTCGGCCAGCCCGATCACCGTGCCGAGCGCCGGCTACGCTGCGGACGACGGCACCATCGAGCTCCTGCAGGAGCAGAACATGCTCCTCCAGCAGATCCGCGACGCCCTCCAGGCGCCGCGCTTTCGCAACCGCGCCTACGGGCTGACGTAGTGCCGCAGCCGATCATCACCGGCACGCCGCTGACGTGCACCTTCGGCGGCCTCAACTGGCCCAACGGCCAGGGCGCGTTCGGGTCGATGAACCTGAACGACGGCACCAACTGGCAGTGGCAGCAGCTCAAGTACGACGACGACCACGTCCAGCTCACGCCGGCGCAGCTCGCCTGGCGGGCCGCCTCCGTCGTCCTCGGCCGGGACCGCAAGGCGAGGGTCCTGACGCTGCCCATGCGCTATCTCGAGGCCAGCGCGTCGCCGTCAGCGTCCTTCGGCGCCCAGGTCGGGCTGCTCGAGCAGGCCGGGCAGCAGCGCCTCTCGTTCGACGGCTCAACCTACATCCTGGCCGAGTTCAGCGGGCTCAAGAACAAGGTCTGGGTCAAGAGCTTCCCGCCGTTCTATCACGCCTTCGACCTCGAGCTGTTCTGCCCGATCCCGTACTTCCTCGACATCGCCGCGACCACGCTCTCTCCCCAGGGGCTGGCCAGCGGCTCGGCGTCGACCTTCAACGTCGCCTACGCCGGCTCGGTCTGGACCAAGCCCGTCTGGACGCTGACGATCCCGAACACGAACGCGGCCCCGATCTCCTCGTTCTCGCTGTCCAACACGACCAAGGGCGAGACGCTGACGATCGCGTTTCCGGGCAACCTGGCGGCGAGCACGGCCTGGACGATCACGATCGACACCGACGCCATGCAGGTCACGGACGCGGCCGGCAAGGGGTACGACGTCGTGGGCTCCGGCTTCCCCCTGCTCTACGGTCCCGCCGGCCAGGTCAACGCCATGTCGGCGACCCTGACGCCGGCCAGCGGCACCGCGACCGGCTGCACGATCGGGGCCAGCTACTCAAACAGGTGGCTTTTGTGAATTCCAGGAGCACTGAATGGCCTTCCCCGGTGCCGTCAACACCGCCCTGGTCGATGGCCAGCCGGCGCACGCGGCCGACCTGCTCGGCGTCCAGCGGATCACCGTCGGGCCGACGATGTACAACGTCCTCAACGACCAGTACGGGCCGGCGGACCCGACCGGAGCCACGGACAGCCACGCCGCCTTTGCCGCTGCCTTCAATGCGGCGTCGAGCGGGGGCGGGGGGATCGTGTATATACCGGCCGGGACCTATGGCCTGGCCGCCCAGCCGGTGGTGCCCTACGGCGTCGAACTCCGCGGCGTCGGCCGGAACTCCAGCTTCGTGAAGGCGCTCGGGACCTTCCCGACCGGAACCCCTGTGCTGCGCCTCGGCGCAGCGGGGGGGATCGGGGTGGGCTGCAGGGCGCGGGGCCTGGCCGTGGACTGCAACAACATCGCCGCCTCGACCGGCATCTACAGCGAGGGCATCAACGAGAACTCTGGCGTCTTCGAGTGCATGGTCCGCAACTACGGCTCGTTCGGCGTCCAGATCAAGGCACCGGCCACCGGGGCCACGCCGCAGAACTATTCGATCGATGATGTGGAGATCTTCAGCGGCACGGCCACGGGCGCTGGTGCGGTGGGATTGGCAATCACCACTCGGTCCGGCGCGACCACGCCCTTCCGCGAGGTCAGTCGCATCACCGTGTTCGCTACCGGCTCGACGCAACTCACATCGGCCATCCAGATCGACTGCGGCGGCGCGGGCACGGTCAAGGAGATCCACGTCGAGAACGCCGTCAATGGCGTGCTAGTAGGGTCGCTGTTCGGCAATTTCGGGACCGTCTTCTCGAACATCACCGGCAACTCGAACGTGACCAACCTGCTCGTCATCAGCAACGCCAATGCGCAGCAGAATCTGATCGCGATGGGCGTCTCCCCGCAGGGCGCGACGAACAGCATCGTCGACCAGATCACCGGCACGACGCTAACCGCCGAGCAGGCGATCTATGCGATGGGGAATGGCGCCACGAACCAGAGGACCCTTCTCTGCACCGACAGCAGCCAGGGGACGCGGATCACCCACCTGACCGTCTCGCACGACCTCAAGCGGAGCTTTAACACTCCCGGCGAAACCAACTTCGTGGCTGGCGTGGACGCCAGCAATGCCGAGTACTACAGCATCACACTGACTGCCAACCGGGTAGCCGGGGCGCCGGCCAACCCGGCGACCGGCCAGCGCCTCACCTACACCCTCATCCAGAACGGCACGGGCGGCTGGACGGTCGGCTGGAATGCGGTGTACAAGGTCTCATGGTCGGACACCGGGAACACGGCGAACAAGCGGTCCACGATCAGCTTCCTCTACGACGGCACCAACTGGAATCAGGACGGCGCGCAGACGCCGTACGTGTGATGCCCACGGGGTTATCGGGACTTCACCGCAGGCTAGCCGGGGTCCCTTGCGGGCCGCCCGCCCGGCGCCCAGAGCGTAGCTGATGCCGACCGCGCTAACGGGCTCAACGGGCTGGACCGGCCTGCACCCGCTCCAGCTCGGCGGCCCGCCGCTGGTCTCGACCTGGAGCCGGCCGCTGCCGACAGGCGTGGTCCCGCTGCTGGCCCACGCCTACGCCAACGACGGCGTCACCCCGCTCAGCCCGGCCACGTTCCGGGTACTCAACCGGCCGTCCTGGAAGATGATGACGGCGAACGGCGGCCCCGACCAGATCACGCTGGAGATCGAGACCGTCGGCCAGGGCTCGACGCTGTGGGGCGGCTTCGTGTGGGGCGGCGCCAACTGGGGCGGCGTCGGGCTCGGGCTGACCCAGGGCAACGTGATCCGGCTGACCGAGGTGGACAACCCGGTCTCGGGCGTCAAGGCGCCGTACGCCGGCTTCGTCTACTCGGGCATCATTGAGGGCTTCCCGGACACGTTCTCGTCGGCCGGGACCAAGCACGGCATCCTGCTCACCCCGTTCGCCGCCGAGCTGACCCGGGTCGCGACCCAGCTGCTCTACACGGGCCCGACGGACGTCGCCCAGGTGGTCCGGGACGCGGTCGCCCTGACCGGGCACTGCTTCTGCGACCCGTGCTCGGTCCCGATCGCGACCGGCGTCCCGATCGCCCAGAGCGGGACGGTGGACTTCCGGGGCCAGAAGGTCAACCAGGTGCTCGACACCGCCAGGAGCGCGCTCGGCCCCACGTGGTACTGGCACTGTGACGATCTCGGGCGGGTGTGGTTGCAGGCCCAGGGCTCGGCTGCCCAGTACACGCTGATGGGCGGCCAGCACTACTCGGAGCGCGTCAGCAACGGCGGCGAGATCACCGACCGGATCAATCAGGTGCCGGCGGTGGGCGGCCTCGACCCCACCAACGGCAGCCAGTACGTGAAGACCACGGCCAACGGCACCAGCCAGGCCATCATCGGCGTCCGGACGCTGGACCCGCCGCTCCAGGTCCCCGGCGTCGCCGACCAGGCCACCCTCGACCTCATCGCGAACGGGGTGCTGGGCACCCTCGACCAGACCTGGACGCGGGTGACGCTCAAGTCCACGCCGGCCACGTTCCCGCAGCGGGTCCACATGAGCCAGCCGGGCGGGGCTCTGGTCCGCTTCTGGGAGCCGGGTACGACGCCCATGCCCGAGACGGGTGCGGTCGCCGGCTACATCGGCCCGTTCATCTGTCAGACCGTCGCCTACGACGGGATCACCCAGGACATCGAGGCGGGCAGCATCCCCGTCACCAACCAGACGGACGTGGACAACCTGGTCCGCTCGCTGGTGAGCCGGGTGGCGCTCAACTCGCTCCAGGTGACGGCCGCCGCCCTGAACCTCGACCAGACGCTCACGGGGTCGCTCCAGAGCGGCACTGGAGTGACCACGGCGACCGGCCTGCGCTCGACGCTGTGGTCGCTGGGCCAGCAGGAGTTCGAGGCGATCGACCCCAACGGGATCGTTCGCGCGGAGATGGGCAACCTGCCCGCCAACGGCATCTCGCCGGCGCAGTGGGGGTTCCGGGCCAGCAAGGCCGACGGGACGCCCCTCTTCGACTCGCTGGGCCTGATCGCCGCGGCGAGCGTCATCGCGACCTCCGAGGTGGACTGGATATCCAGCCCACCTCAGACGTTCGGGGTCTCGACCGGCACGCCGGTCAGCGGACAGGGCGGCGAGTACGTCGTCACGTCCGCGAGCTTCAGCATCTCGGACCGCACCACCAACGTCCTGATCCTGGCTCAGCTCACCGGCACGGTCGTCAACGCCTCCCCCTCGGGACACATCGGAGCGCCCGTCTACTGCCGCTTCCACGGAGGGGCTCTGGCGACCTGCGTCGGCCAGATCGACGCCAACTACGACACGCTGAACCCCACCTTCACGACGGCGACGGTGTTCAAGCTCAACGCGGTCGCGGCCGGCGGCCCGTACCAGATCGACCTGATCTGGAACAGCCTCAACGGGACGGCCGACTACGCCTACATCTACAGCTACACGATCTACGCGATCCAGCTCGGCGGCTGAGCCGACCCGCCTGAGTCAAGCCGCCCAGGAGCGCCCATGCCCTACTCCCTGATCGAGTTCGCCTGAGTGGGCCGGACGTTCCTCGACGCCAGCGCGCAGAGCACGGTGGCGGCGCCCATCACCAACTCGCAGACGACGCTGGTCCTGGGGTCGAGCGCGAACTTCGGAGCGCCGTCGGTGATCCTGCCGACCTCGGTCATCATCCTGCCGCCCGGCTATGACCCCAACAACCCGCTGGCCCTCGGGTACGAGTACCAGCTCATCACCGGGAACGTGCCCGGGACGAACACCCTCACGATCAACAACGGGGTCCGGGCCGCGTACGCCGGGACCACACCCAGGGCGTTCGGACCCGGAGCCACCGTCGCGGCGACGACCCTCGCCGAGGACCTGAACCTCCTCCCCCAGCGGTTCGCGACCCAGGCGCCGAGCAGCGGGAGTTCGCTCACGCAGGCCATTCCGAGCCTGTTCCGGCACGTCGAGATCATCTACAGCTTCGCCGTCAGCGGGATCAACACCAGCCTGTTCATGCAGCTGAACGGTGACAGCGGGGCGCGCTACTACTGGGCCCACGACGACAACGGGAGTGGTGGCGCGCGGGGCGGAAGCGGCGGCGAGGCGGTCACCAGCCCGGAGGTGGGCTTCGTCGGCACGGGCGGGAACCTCAACGCCAGCGGCCGGATCATGCTCCGCGATATCCAGGGCACCCGCCACATCCGCTGGAAGTACGAGTGCGCCTACGACAACAACGCCACTCCGATCTTCCACGACCTCAACGGGTCGG